ATATTTTATAGTTTAGTAGATAATAAAGAATAAAATGGCAGAAAATAGTTTAATACTTGATGTAGATGTAAAACCATTAAAGTCACAACTGAAAGAAGCGACTGTTTCATTACAGGCTGCTAGACAAAAGTTCGGTGAATTTAGTGAGGAGGCGATTAATGCTGCCAATAAAGTTGCGGCTATCAAAGATGAGATAGAAGCAGCAGGAGAACAGGCGGCATTGTTTGACCCCGGAAAGCGTTTTCAAGCATTAACTACGGCAGCGAGTACGGCTGCGGCAGGTATTTCTGCGGTATCAGGTGCTATGGCATTGTTTGGCGGTCAAAGTGAAGATGTAGCAAAAACATTACAGAAGGTACAGGGTGCTATGGCATTATCACAAGGATTATCTCAATTAAAAGACATTGGGAAAGTCGGCGAACAACTTAAAATTTCATTCAAAGGACTTACGGCAGGAGTAGATGGATTTAAAAAAGCACTTATCTCAACAGGGATAGGTGCTTTGGTTGTTGCAGTTGGTTTACTTGTAGCATATTGGGATGATATTAAGGGATTAGTAGGTGGAGTTAGTAGTCAGCAAAAGAAATTGAACGAACAATCAGCAGAAAATTTAAAAGTTCAGGAAGAAAAGTTAGATGCTATTGATGGTCAAGCCAATCAATTAAAACTACAAGGCAAAAGTGAAAAGGATATACTTAACATGAAGGTTAAGCAAACCCAAGAAGCGATTGCTGCTGCCAAAGTTTCTTTACAAAATGCCAAAATAACTAGGGATGCACAAGTACAAGCGGCTGAAAGGAACAGAAATATTTTAAAAGGTATAATTGATTTCTTATCAGCACCCCTTAAATTCTTATTAGAAACAATTGATAGCATTGGTTCTGCATTAGGTAAAGATTTTGGATTAGCGGCTTCATTAGAAAAGGCTAATCAATCATTAGTAACTATGGTATTTGACCCAAAAGAGGTAAAAGCAGAAGGAGAGAAATTTGTTAAAGAGGCAGAAGGCAATTTAAATAAACTAGAAGAAAAATTAGCAGGTAATAAACTTGCTATTCAGGGTATTAATAAAGCAGCAGCAGATAAAGGAAAAGCAGATAAAGAAAAAGAGGATGCAAAAGATTTAGAAGCACAGAAAATATTACAAGAGGCTAAAAATAAACTACTTGATAAACAAAAACAAGAAGAAATAGCGATTGAAGATGCCTATAAAGAGAAATTTAAGAAGTTAAAAGAGGCAGGTGTTAAGGATGATGGTAGTTTAGAAGCCGCTAGACAAAAAGAATTGACAGATGTCAAGGATAAATATGCAAAAGAAGAAGCAGATAAGGTACTAGCATTTGATAAGGAGTTAAATAAGGCTAGAACAGAAGCAAGATTGGCTGCTATTAAGAATGAAAATGAACTAGCGAAGGAACAATTATTGGCTAATTACCAACAACAATACGCTGATATTGATGCTAACGAAAAATATACGGCTGAACAGAAATTAGCACTAAAAAAATCATTACAAGAAAAAGAAAATTTAGAATTAGATACATTAGAAAATCAAAGAAAGACACAAAAGTTCAATCAAGATGTGGCTGATTTGGATTATCAAATGAAACAATCTGAATTTCAGTTCAATATACAAAAGGAATTAGCCGCTAAAAAGTTAGCATTAGCAACAACAGAGTTTGAGAATGGTAGAATGAGCCAAACAGAGTACACTAATTTCTTACGAGCCAACGCTGATGAACAAAAAAAGATAGATGAGGCTAGTGTACAATCTAAAATGCAGGTTGCTCAACAGGTAGCAGGTATTTTAAGTTCAATGTCCGACCTAGCAGGTAAAGATACGGCAGCAGGAAAGGGTTTGGCGATTGCGGCTGCCACAATTAACACATACACAGGTGCGACACAGGCTTTAAATAGTAAAGTACCCGCTCCTGAACCATTCGCAACTATTATTCGTATAGCACAAGCAGGTGTAATTGTAGCAACAGGTATAAAATCTATTCGTGAAATTACAAAAACGAAAGTTCCCGGAGGCGGTGGAGCATCAGCACCTAGTATAAGTGCTTCTGCACCTGCAACTGCATCAGCAGTACCGACATTAGGGAATAGTCCTGTTACGGCAATAGCCAATGTTATGCAAAATCAAAAGCCAATTAGAGCATTCGTAGTTGAAAGTGAGGTAACAGGAACGCAAAGAAGGGTGGCTGATATTGAACGAAGGGCAGGTTTTTAATATTTATAACTATGAAAGTGAAATTACCATTATATAAAATGTTGATTGCCGATGATATAGATGGCGAGGAGGAGGTAGATTATGTCGCATTGGTTGAATATCCTGCTATACAAAGGAATTTTCTAGCATTTAATGAAACAGATGAGTTTGAAAGTTATGCTGATTATCCTGATGGAGTAAAAGAGAACGCTAGAAGCGTATTAGATTATGCAGAAAAGAATGGATGGGGGTCTTGTGGTACTCCTGTTGGAAAACAAAGAGCCAATCAGTTAGCAAATGGAGAGGCTATATCCCTAGAAACTATCAAAAGGATGTACTCTTATTTAAGCAGACATGAAGTGGACTTAAATTCTTCTAAATCTTATGGTGATGGATGTGGTAAATTGATGTATGATGCTTGGGGTGGTAAGGCTGCATTAGGTTGGAGCCGTAATAAATTAAGACAATTAGGGGAATTAGGGGATGAACAAAGTGCTGATTTAAAGTTTGCTATACAAGATGAGGAACAAAGAATAGTAACAGGTCCGTTAATGATAGCCGATTTACCTATTTATAGGAGAGATGAGGATGGAGAATACTATGTAGTGTTTAGTGCAGAGGAAATAAAGAAAATAGTACAACGATTTTTTAAGAAAGGTTATCAAGCGAAAGTTAATATAGAACATGGAAAGCCTATTGAGGATGTTTTTATGTTTGAAAGTTATATAGTTGATAGGGATAAGGGTGTTATGCCACCAAAAGGATTTGAAGATATATCTAATGGGAGTTGGTTTGGAAGTTATAAGGTTGATAATGATAAGATATGGGATGAAGTTAAGGCAGGTACATTCAAAGGATTTAGCATAGAGGGTATGTTTAAATACCAAAAAACCCAACAAACGATAACAGAAGAAGAAGTTATGATGGAAAAAGTCATCAATATTTTATCACAAATTGAACACTAATAAAAATTTAATATTTACAATTATGAACGCAAAAGAAGCATTACAAGAAATCAAAAAGTTACTATTCACAGAGAATAGTAAACAAGAGTTTGCCTTAACAGATGGCAAATTGGAAGATGGAACTGCTATCAAGTACGATTTAGAGAGTGGCGAAATCTATGTAGTTGGTCAAGATGGGGCGAATATGCCTGCACCTGTTGGCGAACACAAACTTGAATCAGGCGAGATAATCGTTGTGGTTGAAGAAGGTAAAATCGCAGAGGTTAAAAAGGCTGAAAGCGAACCAAAGGTTGAAGTTGAGGTAGAGGCTGCGAAAGAAGATGCACCTGCCGAAGATGAAAAGCCAAAGATTGATGAGCAAATGTCTGCAATGGAAGAAAAATATGCAGCACTTGAAAAGAAAGTAGAGGAAATGGCAAAAAAATTGGATTCAATCGGTTCACAAGGAGAAAAAATGAATGAGGCAATCAAATTGTCTGCACAAGTTTTGGAAACATTAGCAACTGAACCATCTGATGAGCCAATTCAAAAGCCTAATACTTTTTACAAAGAAGTAAAAGACGCGAAACAACAACAATTTAATAAATTACAACAAGTTTTTCAAAATTTAAAAACAAAATAATATGGCATTAGATTTATCAGCACTAACAAACTATGTAGAAGAAAATGCCCAGCAATTAACTGCTGCTGCAATTTTCAGTGCGAAAACTGCTTCTTTGATTGAAGCGAAGGGTAATGTTCAAGTTGGTATCAAATCAGCAGAAACTATCAATGTTTTGACTACCGATGCGGTATTCCAAGCAGGTGGTACTTGCGGATTCAATTCTAGTGGTACAACTGCAATTACACAAAGACAAATTACAGTAGGTAAAATTAAAGTTCAAGAGGCTATCTGTCCTAAAACTTTTGAAGCGAAGTATACACAAAAGGCATTAAGAGTAGGTTCTACTTACGATTATATGGCTTACGCAACAGACTTCACTAACCAAAAGATTCAAAGAATCGGTGCTGCTCTTGAAACTGCGATTTGGCAAGGCGATACCGGAAGTGGTACGGCTAACCTAAATAAATTTAATGGATTTGCTACCATTATCAATGCTCTTGGCTTTGGTGGTGCGGGTGACCCAATCAATGGTAACACAAGTGCATTAACTACTTTGACTAAATCAAATGTAAGACAAGCGGTTGATGAGATTTTCTTATCAATTCCTGCTGCTCTTTTAGACAAAGATGATTTTGTTATCTTCTGTGGTAATGACACATTCCGTGAATATGTAGTAGCACTTCGTGAGGCTAACTTATTCCACTATTCAGTTGAGGCTGCAAATATGGAAGTGGTAGTTCCTGCAACTAACATCAAGTTAATTGGTGTGAATGGTTTGAACGGAACTGACTATATGGTTGGTATCTGTATGAGCAACATGTACTTGGGTACAGATATGTTGAATGAGCAAGACAAGTTTGAATTATTCTATGCGAAAGAAGCAGATGAAATGAGATTTGTAGTAGAATTCAAATTAGGATGTCAAGTAGCATTCACAGATGAGGTTGTTTTCTGGAAGAAAGCATCAGCATAGTAAAAAATAATATAGGGGAGGTAATACTCCCCTAATTTTATAAAATTTAAAATTTAACATTATGCCGTGCGCATTAACACAGGGATATACCCTTGATTGTAAAGATAGTATAGGTGGTTTAACTGCCGTATACTTCGCTCCATGGGAAGATTTAGGTACAGTAACCCTAGCAGCAGGTGTTGTAACGACGCTTACTATGGATGCTACTAAAAGATTCTATAAATATGACCTTGTAAAAGAAAGTTCTAACTTTGCAGAAGCAGTAACAACCAATGTTCAAAATGGTACTGTTTTCTATACTCAAACATTAGAAGTAATTTTAAACAAATTACAGGTAAATACTAGAAATGAAATCTTACTTTTGGCTAAAAATAGATTAGCAGTAATCGCAACAGATAATAATGGCGATAATTGGTTCTTGGGTCTTGGTTATGGTTTAGATTTAACAGGCGGTGGTAGTGCCACAGGTACTGCATTCGGTGACAGAAGTGGTTACACTTTGACCTTAACAGGAAATGAGAAGGAATTAGCACCGAAAGTAACTGCTGTTATCC